GCGTGTTAATGTGTGGTATAATGAAGAAATGGAACTCACATCTGCTGACATTGGTCGTGCTTCTTTATCGCTAGTTGGTAAGGAAGATGTAGCTGAGGAAATTATTAGCAGAAATATAGTTTACATAGAGGTGAAATGCAAAAATGGTTCAGGAAAAATTGAGTATCAGAATGCTCTTTGCATAAAAGGCAATATTTATGTCGCCAACAATCATCTTTTTAAGGAGGAAGGTGAGTATGAAATAGTATTAATGAGTAATGCACACCGTTCGGGAGTTGATACGAAAGTGAAGTATGTTTTACATTCTTCTAGTTTGGATCGTCGACCCACACGAGATTTGGTGTTCTTCCAAGTTAAAAGTGCTCCTCCAAAGAAAGATTTAACAAAGTACATATCAGCAACAGCTATTAAGGGTAAATTTGATGGTACATTGATATCATTATTGAATGGCGTTTCCTTAAAACGCCATATCAAAGCTATTAGTGTTAAACCCGTTCATGTTGAACAATTGAGTGCTCGATTTGATATGTATGTGGGTGCCACGGATAAAGGTACCCAATATGGTGATTGTGGTGGACCATTAATCATCAATTCTCATTACGGACCTGTTTTAGCAGGTTTACATACTGTTGGTATAAATGGATTGGTAGGTTCAATATTGTTATTAAAGACAGATGTTGATCAAATACAATTTGATTCAGTAGTGCAATCAGGTACCATTGATTTGTGCGCTCAAGATATTAAGATAGATGTTGGACCTCTTCATACAAAGAGTGTTTTCCGATATATTGAAGATGGCAATGCACAAATTATAGGGTCACTGACCAATGTAGGTCGTAGCTCAAAGAAGAGTGATGTCGTTAAGACATTGTTCTATGATGATGTGAGAGCTCTAGGTTATGAAGATAAGTGTCGAGGACCACCATTAACTGGTTGGGTTCCTTGGAGACATGCAGCACTAGAAATGGTTGATATAGCCAACCAATTCAATGCTACTATAGTTGATGAAATTAAGCAACAATTTTCGTCTGAAATTATCGCTCATTTGAAAGGATTAGATAAAGACGAAGTGAATTTAGATGATGTTTTTCCATATGATGTAGATACTGCCATTAATGGGATGCCTGGTGTGGCATTTGTGGATAAATTGAATAGGAAGACCAGTGCAGGTTTTCCGTGGAAAACATCTAAAAAGAGATTTTTGATATCTCAAGATTGTGGGGTTCATGCAGATTGTGTTACATTTAATGATGAAATGACAGGACGCATTGAGCGTATCAGAAATACATATCTTCGGGGCGAACGGTGCCACACAGTGTTTTGTGGCAATTTAAAAGATGAACCCTTGCCGTTAGCGAAGTGTGAGGAGGGGAAAACCCGTGTTTTTACGGGGTCCCCTGCTGATTGGACTGTTGTAGTAAGACAATATTATTTGTCTTTAATTCGACTGGTCCAAAATCACCAGCATTATTTTGAATGTAGTGTTGGAATAGCAGCTCAATCTCGGGCTTGGGATGATCTGCGTAAATATTTGACTCAATTTGGCGAAGATAGAATTTTTGCTGGCGACTATTCTAAATATGATAAGAAGATGTCGCCAACATTTATATTAGCAGCTTTCGATATTTTGATAGATATCGCCAAAGAGAGTGGAAATTATTCATTAGATGATATTTTAGTAATGAAGGGTATTGCAACGGATACAGCTTTCCCACTTATGGATTTTAATGGTGATTTGGTCCAATTTTTTGGATCGAATCCATCAGGACACCCTTTGACTGTGATTATTAATAGTTTGGTAAATAGTTTGTACATGAGATATTGTTATTATGTTCAGAATCCCAAACATGAGGTGAAGAGTTTCAAACAAAATGTAGCTCTCATCACATATGGTGATGATAATGTGGCTGGTGTTAATCCGAAGTGTGATTTTTTTGATCATACGAGGGTGCAAAGCACGTTAACCACTGTCGGTGTTAAATATACCATGGCTGATAAAGAATCAGCATCAGTTCCTTTTCTCCACATAGATGAAGTCGAATTCCTTAAACGGAAATGGAGGTGGGAACCAGCATTAAATTGTTATGTTTGTCCATTAGCAGAATCCTCTATTCACAAGATGCTCACTCGGACTGTGCGATCTAAAGTCGTTTCCGATAAGATGCAGGCTGTGTCTATTTTAGATACTGCCTGCAGAGAGTATTTTTGGTATGGTAGATCTATTTTTGAGAAGAAGAGGGTAGAATTCATGGAAATCTTTGACAAACATGATTTACAGATGTATGCATGGGAAGGTATTTTCCCAAACTGGGACACATTGTGTGAACAGTTTAGAGCAACATCAAACTGGTCTTTGGCTAGAGATCAGGGAGATAATCTCCAAACCGAAATGGCTGATTATTAGGTAGTTACTGCACATAATATAGGGTAGTTACCTATGTGTGTGAGAGTGGACCTTTTGATGGATACTCCTGTGGCAAACCCACATGCACTATTTAGTGTAGAGTTTAGGAGTGACTCAAACAATAACTTGCACCTGAATGTAAGACCGTAAATTCAGGCTAAGAAGCATCGGTTGCTTCAACACAAAATATTACAGAAAATCAAGGTGAACATGTCCACCGGAGTGATAATGCTCAAACTGACATGTATCAAAATCTTACATTTCACGATTCGGTCGGTGGCGAGACTGTTGACTATGGTAACCAAGATAATTGGATTGCCAAAGCCGATGGTACGCCGAGTATTGAACTCGGTAAATTTTTATCTCGTCCTACACGAATTGCTAATTTTACTTGGTCTTCTGCAAATACCTCGGGATCTGTCATTAATAATATTGATCCTTGGTTCGAGTTTTTGAATAATACAGTTATAAAGCGGAAGATTGAGAATTTTGCGTTTATTCGAGGAGATTTGCACTTGAAAATCAATATAAATGCTTCGCCTTTTTATTATGGCTTAGCTAGGACATATTATACTCCTTTGGAAGGTGTGTCGAATTTTTCTCGAATAGATTATACTAATGCCACTCAAGACATTATTCGTCTTCAAACTTCGCAGCACCCAGGTGTTTATATACTACCTCACGCTAATGTTGGAGGAGAAATTAAAGCCCCTTTCTTTTTCCCACAGAATTGGCTGGATTTATCCAGTGCTGACGAAGTAAGATCCATTGGACGTTTGCGAACCACAGTTTTATATCCTTTAGACACAGCGAATGGTGTGGCTTCTCCAGCTATCACCGTTCAAATTTTTGCATGGATGGAGAATGTTGAATTGATGGGTCCGACGGTGCAGCCAGTTTTACAATCTGGATCTAAAGATGAATTTGTAGGTCATGGGCAGGTTTCTGCTCCAGCATCAGCAGTTGCTTCAATTGCTGATAAAATGAAAGATATACCAATTATTGGAAGATTTGCAAAAGCAACTTCTATTGGTGCTTCTGCAGTGGGTCAAATTGCGTCTTTGTGGGGTTATACTAATACCCCAGTTATTGAAGATGTACATTCATTTATTCCTCGCAATTTGCCCGCATTGTCATCTTCTGAAATTGGAACGGGTCTAGAAAAATTTACATTGGATCCAAAACAAGAGCTATCTATTGATCCTTCACTTCATGGTTTACCTAAGGATGATGAACTAGCTTTGTCCTACTTATTAACTAAAGAGTCATTATTGACTGTGGCCCCTTGGGCCACTTCGTACCCAGCAGATGATTTAATTTTCAATGCTAGGGTGGAACCTTCTTTGGGGCGAGGTAGTGCAACACCCAATTTTAGTACGATAGGTGCTCTTACTGTTCAGGGTTATGTTGCCCATTTGTTTCAATATTGGCGTGGGGACTTGATCTTCCGTGTCCAAATCATTGGGACAAAATTTCATAAAGGTCGATTGCGTATATCTTATGATCCTGTTGGTGCTATTGGTACTGTAACAGATTCCATTAATGCAATTTTTACACATATTGTAGATATTGGAGAAGAAAATAATATAGAATTTAGGATTCCATGGCACCAAGCTTTGGGTTGGAAAGAATCACGTTCAATCGATCAAGTTTTACTAGATGGTTCTTATGGTATTTCACCATTAGCTCCTTCGCCCGGTTTCACCAATGGTTTATTTACCATTCGGGTTATGAATGCATTAACCGCTCCCACTACATCAAGTACTGTGGGTGTTGCCGTTTATGTTAGAGGAGGTGAAAATTTGGAGTATGCTGTCCCTATAGATTTAACAGAACAGAATACTGACCGAATGTTGTCATTTCAAAATGTGCAATCTGGATCCAAGCAAGGGTCTATAGATACTATGGAAAATGAAGTGACACATGTGGTTGTAGGGGATCCGCAAGCATCTTCACATTCGATGCGTTATGTGCAGAATTTTGGTGAAGTGATTCCCTCTTTGCGCAAGCTTTTGCGCAGGTCATCTTTGTTAGAATATATTGTTTTGGATGATCCTCCAAATTCCACTATAGGATTTTGGAGACAAACATGGCCTCTGACTACACCGGTGCCAGGACCTTCAAATGATGCCTTATATTCATCGGTTAGTGCTGGAGGGATTAACTATGTTCCCATGCATCCAATTACACTGATTCGATACATGTATGCAGCATGGAAAGGTGGTATGAGATATCATATTCAAGTAGCACCAGGGTCTCAGGCCAATATGGATGAAGTTACTGCACTACGTATAACAAGTTCTACGACATCTACGAGCAGAAATGGAGAATCATTGTCTACAACTGTTACTGATAGGTCAGCTCGTGGTGCATGGCTGCGCACAAATGCTCCATTGGGAGCGGGTGCTAGTGCGATTACAGCCACGCGCAATCAGTGTGGTGTCTCATTTGAGGCGCCATATTATAGCGCATATAATTTTAGTGTCAATACACTTGTGGATAATACACGTGGGCCTTCTAGGTATAGTTATGATTTCCGCAATTTGTTTGGCATTTATTCATTTTTTGATGGCACTACTGGTGGTGCTACCAACTTATCACAAGTTTCAGTTAAGAAGTTCGCTTCTATTGCACCAGATTGGAATGTGCATTTTTTTGTATCAGTTCCTACAATTTACCGCTTCATTGCGCCAACTCCTACTGGGGGTTAAGTGTTTATATGAAGCGTAGTCACATGCACGATGTGTGGCCCCAATTTTGGGTTTAAGCGATGAGGTTTCCCCTTGTGAGCTTGAAGACATAAAACATAATTAGTACAATTTTTACTAATACTTTGATGTTTGTACCTTCAGTTCACACTGAGGGGAAATTTTTACAAAGTTATTAGTCGTGG